GATGCGGTTGCGGAGCACCACGGGCCGCGCGACTGCGCCGATCGAGATGCACGCCGTCGTGACCGCGCCGCCGGTCGCCGAGAAGCGATTGTCGGCGATGAGGCAGTCGGCGGCGCCCGAGGCGAGCGTCACCACCGTCGCCGATTCGAGCGTCGTGCTCGTGCCGGCGATGATGTGGCAGCCCACGATGGCGCAGCCCGCCGCGCTCACCGTGATGGGGGCGGTCACGTTGTCGGCGCCGCCCGTCACGAGCGTGAGCCCGGAAAGCGTGACGTTCGCCACGTCGAGCAGGAACGTCGAGGCGACGGCCGTCCAGGTCCACGTGGGGTTGTTCGTCGCGCCGGGCCGCCCGCAGCTGATGATCTGCGTGCCCGCAACCAGATCGCTCGCGAAGTCGGCGCTCGAGATGCTCTGCACATCCCCAGGCAGCACGTAGATGACATCGCCGTAGCCCGAACGGACGCGCTTGAGCGCGGCGCTCAGCGTGGTCACGAGCAGGCCCGACGCGGCGAAGTGGTCCTCGCCGTCCTGCGCGCCCGTCGAGCGGAGGTAGGCGGCGACGCGCCCGCCCGGCTTGAGCATCGTGCCCCAGGGGCTCGCGATCGCCGCGTAGTTCGAAATGAACGGCGGCGGGTTCGACAGGAAGTTACCGGCCGCGTTTTCGACGGTGCTCATCAGCAGCCCTTGCCCTTCTTCGTGCCCTTCGGCATGGGCATCGGCATGGGCTTCGGTTTCGGCTTGGTCTTGGCCATGCTCGCTCCTCTCAGGCGTTCGAGAAGAAGAACCCGCGCGGGTTCACCCAACCACGGCTCCAGCGCGCGCTGATGCCGTAGTTCATCATCATCTTGTCCTCGGTCACCCAGGTGTTGCTCTTGGGCTTGCGCCGCCAGAACCACATGAGACCGAGCTCGGCGTCGGTGATGAGACCCCAGTTGGTGGTCGTCGTGTTCCAGAACTTCACCGGAACCGGCGTGATGTTCAGGTCGCGATTGATGACGTTGATCGCGTTGAACGCGCCCGGCGTCGGGTCGTAGGAGCTGCCGAGCACCTCCCGCCAGATGCCCCACTGCTGCACCGGGAACACGGCCTTCTTCGGCTCGACGCCGTCGATGAGGTTGTCGTGCCCGGGCATCTGCATGAGCTGCGCCGTGGCGATGACGAGCGCCGCCTTGCTGGGCGAGAACTGCGCGTCGGGGAACATGTTCGAGTAGGTGGAGCCGCCGGGCAGCACGTGCGTCGTGCTCGCGAGCGGTTTGCCGTCGCCGCCGACGAAGGCGGTGTTCGTGGCGCGCGCGAGCATGAGCGTCGCGTCGAAGTCGATGAGCTTCCAGAGCGAGCGGTTGTTCCGCTTCGCGGCCTGGATGACCTTGTCGTACTTCATGTCCTCGATCGCTTCTTCGCTCACGATCATGCGCTGACCGTAGGTGCGTGCGTTGAAGCGGGTGAGCGGACCCTCGACGATGGTCCCGACCGGGAGACTCTCGCCCTCGGGCTTCTCGCCCGCGAGGCCCGAGCCCGCGATCTCGTAGTATTCGATGTAGTTGTCCGTCATGTTCTTGACGGTCATCCACTTGCTGAAGACAGCCTTGCTGCCCTCCGACCCGTGCTCGTCGGTGTCGATGTCTTCGAGCGTTTCCTTGAGCGCGAGCGCCGCTGTGCTGGTGAAAATCTCACTCATGGTCGTTCCTCACTCGACGTTGGCGCCGAAGATTGCGGCGTCAGGCGCAGCCATCAGCTGCTTGGCGCCCCACATGACTTGGAACGTCACGTTGGCGCTGGTGAAGTCCTGCGTGTAAGCGGCCTTGCCGAGACCCAGGATCTGGAGCTGCAGCTGGTTGGCGCCGCCGGCCGCCGCCGTCGACAGATCGAGCAGGGGGTTCGCCTTCGGCTGGCCCTGGCCCGTCGTGAGCACCGAGTAGGTCATGGTCGCCGTCATGCCGACGTAGGCCATGGCGCCCGCGAGCGTTGCGGGGCTCGGCGCCGCCGCCGCGTCGATCTCGAAGATGTTGCCCTCGACGGGGATGATCGAGACGAGCGGCGCGCTGTCGCTCGAGATGCCGCCCGTGTAGGTGGTGCCCGTCGTGTAGAACGAGCCCGGGCGCGGGTAGCCGCCGACGATGACGCGGGGGAAGCCGACGATGATACCGAGCGCGTAGTCGTCGGAGTCGGCGTTGGCGCCGCTCACGTCCTGCCCCGCCTGCACGAGCCCGAGCGTGCCGTCTTCGAGCAGCTTGACGGGGTCGCCGATGTTGAGGTTCACGCTCGTGCCGGCGCCAACAACGGTCGTCGGCGCATACGCGGTCGCGATGGGATAGGTCAGGATCTGCGGGGTGTCGCTGCCGCCGATGCTGCGAACGAACCGGAAGCCGTAGCGATGTGTGTTAGCCATTGTCGAACCTCATGGTGAAGGTCAGGACAGCTTCAGAACTGCCACTTGCGCCGGTCGTCACCGTCGGCGCGCACGCTCTTGATCCCCCGGAACCCCGCCTCTTCCTGCGGCGACATCGGGTCGACGTCGCGCTGCCGAATGGTCTCCTGGATGGCGTCGGCTCGCTTCCAGCCGCGCTCGTCGAGCTCGCGTTTGCGCTCGACCGAGATTTCCATCAGGACCATGCCCATCGCTTTGATGGGGTCCCCCTGCTTGTATTCGTTGTAGCCGACGGTGGGCTTCGCCTCGTCGGGGTCGAACTGAGCGATCTTGTAGCCCTGAGCGAGGTAGCTGCCGACGTTGAGCGTCGGGTCGTTGACCTCGCTCACATACACGAAGTGCTTCGTGCCGTCGTTGTTGGCGAGAAAGCCGCGATTGGCGACCTGCTCGACGGGTCGAGCGGGCGGGTCTTCCCGCCGCAACTTGCTGCCCTTGCCCTGAACCTGCTCTTCTGCCACCAGCGCTCCGTCTGAACTCCCACCGGGTTCAGACAGGCGCGTCGTGGGTGACGGGCTGCCGGGCTACGACGCGCTACAGGGAAGCAGACGCCGGGCAGTCAGTCAAGAGATTGGCACGCGCTCCAATCCATTGGAGCGCTCGCGCGTCACAGAACCTTGCGTTCTCGCAGGCGTTTCCCGGTCTTGTTCGTCCACTTCTTGATCGCTTCGTCCTCGGGCAAATCGTCGTAGGCGGCGAGCGCCATCTGCCGGAGCTCCTTCGTGAGCGCGATGCCGCTCGGGGCGGAGCCGCCACCGGAACCGCTCGCCGGCGTGCCCGCGAACTTCGCTCGCTCGCTCTGCGTCGGCGCGGGCTTGGCGCCGAGCCTGAACTGCGTCTTCGTCTCCGTCATGATCTCGTCGACGACCTCGGGGGTGATGTTCTCGCCGAGCGACAGGCGCTGCTGCGCGCGGGCTTGCGCGTACTGGAATGCGCGCTGGTTCTGGTAGACCTCGGGGTACTTCTGCACCCAGACCTGTTGCGCCTGGTTCTGCTGGCGGATGGGCTCGGTGCGCGCGAGCGTGCGGCGCATGTGCACGTCCGCCTTGCTCGTCTCGATGTCGCGCGCGATGCGCTCGTAGTGCTGCTGCCGCTCGGGCGTGAACGTGCCCGCCTTCACCTCGGCCTGCGCCGCCGTGTAGGCGTCGGACTGCTTCTTATAGATGGCGTCGAGCTCGGCCTCGAACTCGTCCTTGCCGTCGGGGGCCTGGCGCGGCTGCTGCCCCGCGGCCACCATCCCCTCGAGGCGGGCGAGTCGCTCGCGTAGCTCGGCCGTTTGCCGGCGCTCGGCTTCGAGCTCCTCCTTCGCCTCCGCGCCTTCCTGCAGCTTCGACTGCAGCCGCGCCTGTCGGCGCTCGCGGCGGGTCTTGCGCTCTTCGGGGCTCGCGCCTGGCTTGTCCTCATCGGTGATGAGCTCTTCGTCGCGCACGACCTCGTCGTCGCTGAACGGGACGACGACGGACTGCCTGTCGGGATCGCCTTGCATGTAGTCAGTCATGGTTCACCAGGTGTCGTTGATGTAGACGGATTGCTTCTTCGAGTAGGACCAGTCCCCGTCCCCGTCGCGCTCCGCAATCTGATGCGAATAGACGTAGTCCTCGCCCACGTCGACCACGCGCTTGCGCCCCTCGCGGATGTCGTTTTGCAGCGTCTCGTTGCCGGCGAGGTCGCCGTCCCGCATGACGAGCACGAACATGTCGAAGCCTTCGAGCTGCTCGACGCGGCGAGCGAATGGGACGTTCTTATTCGTCATGACGATGTCGCCGAGCTCGCAGCCGTGGCTCATGAGGCGGTCCATCGCCGTTAGCCCCGCGCTGATGAGCACGCCGCGGTAGCCCTCTTGCAGGTCTTTCTGCTTCGTGAGCTGCGGGCGGTAG